AACCAGAACTCTCATCATTTAACGTAGGAATGAACTCACTTGGTACAACAGCAACGAAACTGTAATACATAAAGTTTTTGTTTCTACTTTGATAAACATCTATAGGATTTAATTTTTGTAGTTCTGGAACGAACCCAATCTCTTCTTCTAACTCTCGTTGTATACATTCAAACGGAGTCTCACCACTATCAATCATACCACCCCAAAAACCCCAAGTATTTTTATGACGCTTGTCACTGTTCCTTAGTTGAAACAGGCATCGCCCAGTGTCTTTAGCAAGAAACAAAACTCCTGCCCCGGCAATCCCTTCGAATGTTTTTACAGGTTCAGTTTCCAATATCCTGGGTTGTACTGGCCTTCGTGTGTGCTTGTCCATGCGGCGTTCTCGTATTTGTATTGTTTGTTTGTGTATAAGTTTTTAATGTATTGTACGGTAGTTTGAGTACTAGCATCAAGCGATACAATCCATTTAGCACCATCATATTCTATTATATCGTGAACATCTGCGTTAAAGATGCCCCAGTTGTCTCCAACAATTTCGTTAGTAAGTAAGTATCGTTGTCCAGTTGCAACTGCACTTAATGTGCCGTCTCCTGGATAATTTTCTAGAGGATTTACAATTCTTGTTATATCAGTTTGTGTTGTACTAGGTAATGTATCATTGTCTAATGTGAACACTAACTTAGCAGTATCAGTTACCGACCTAACAATAGTTCCTGTAATTAACGAGGCATATTCAATGTCGTTATTGATATTTAATTGTAGTGTACTTCCAGCTGTTAACGGAATGTCTGCAATGTTTACAGCATTTGAGCCAGCAGATCCACTGCTAGTTTGAGGTGCTAACACTTCTAATAAGTCATTCCAATTTGCTTTAACTGTAGTTCCATCATCGTAAACACTTTGTGCCGGTGTACCAGTCGGAGCACTCTTAAATAGTGTTGCTTCAGCACCATCTATACTTACCCAATAGTTATTTGGTGTGATAGTTTGAATTTCCATGTTACCGTCTATAGTTCTAAAGAAGTCGTAAATATCTGAATCGTACCCTAAATCACCAGTGCTGGCTGTCTTGTATACATTAGCAGTAATAGAGTTAATAATTTTTTGACGTTTAACTGCCGCCGGCGGACTTAGCCATATAGGCATAACAAATGTCAGTGTAGCAACATCAAGGGTTTCATCGACACCAGCTGGAATACTTCTATTGCTCCATTGTATGTCAGTTAATTCGACTTCGAATATATTAGCCCAATCTAACGGATTTGAGTTTTGTTGTAACTGTAAACTTGGATTGAATAATATTAAAATTTGTTCTAACAACTGTAGTTTCTGGTCAGTATTACTACTCCATACATCTACTTGCATTGTTAAGTTATAAGGTACAGGCATTATTCTATCTGTACTGTATAAGTTTCCTTTACCAGTGCCGTATGTTGAAGTATTGGAATCGTATGCCCTTTCAGCCACTTGCACTTTAGAAACTAGTGTTGGATCTTGTGTTCTGTCTCTAGCAATTAATAAACTTTGTATACTACATGCAATAAATGGAGTGCTGTTAATCATGTTCTCACCGCCTTTAGTAAGGATGTGAGCAACCATTCGACTCATGTCTGAATATCTAACAGGAGCCTTGTTGTAATATGTAACACCGCCACGTTTACCTTCTGAAACTTTAAATTCACCAAAGATCCGCATGAACTGTAGTAAGTATCTTCTTACCTGTGCGTCATAAAAATAATCCATATTTGCCATACTAGTCTGCCTTCGGTTTCACTATTTTACTGAGATTAGTTTTAACTGCATCAGTTGTACCATCAGTATTAATTCTTTGGTCATCGTTGTTAACAAACGAAGTAAGTATCTTATTAGCCGCTGACCATGCCGCTGTCTTATCATCACTAACCTTACGCCAAACACTCAAGTTCTTTAAGAATAATCTGTGTGGAGCAAAGTCTGTTCTTAGATAAACTCCAGGCGTGTCACCTTCTACATACAAATGACCACCAGCTACATAGTCTGCATCATACGGTGTTTCTGACGCCGCCAATGCTTGAACTTTATCTGATATAGCAATCTCTGTGCTGTAAGTACTTAATATATTTCTTAAATCATCAGCACTTTCACCAGTGCCAAGTATGTCTCTGTACTCTGGACTATCTGTTATGTTAGTTAGTTTAACTCTCCACAAGTGGGGCCACCATCTTGCATCGTAGCCTTCTGCTGGTCTGCCTGCATCACTAACAACAAAATATCTGTTAACGGCTTCACCGCCACCAAGTAACAAGTCATCTCGTAAATGAGGTAGCTCAACGACATCACCTGCCATTAAACGTCTACCTAATAAACTAGCACATGTATTCATATGGAAAGTCATAAACAATGAGTCATTGTTAACAAACATACCAAATTGTGTTAAGTCAAAGTCTGGATCTCCGGGAGTATAACTGCCACGTAATTCGTAAATATCAGTATCATACTTCCTGTCTCGGTTTTCTAAAAACAGTACATCTTGTATATACAAGTCACCTGTTCCAGTACTTGCAGTGGTGTCATCAGTGTATGTTCCTATGTATTTGTGTACATAGACTCCTGTTCCACCCGCATTGATATTCTCGGCAATGATTCTATCTTGAAAATCATAGTCGTTTGTTTTGTTCTTGTTCCATAAACTTAATCTAGGCATAGCAGTATTTATCACTTTCTAAAGTTCTTGACACAAGACGTGATAACTACTATAATGTGTACATACGGAGAGTTGGCTGAGTGGTCGAAAGCGCCTCCCTGCTAAGGAGGTATATGGGTAACTGTATCGAGGGTTCGAATCCCTCACTCTCCGCCACAATTACTGACAAAAAAAGGTTGACTTACCCGTAAAATACTGTATAATAGTACACATATTAACGCAAAGAGGCAGTAGTAACATGGCATATTACACTCATACAGCAGATCCAATAGGCGTTTTCACTGAAAAAGAACACGGAAATTACTTTGAATTTAGTAATAATCCAGATAATTTTGCATTTTGCGAAGACCACCCACATGTTATATGGGTAGGATCTCATGGCGTTGCCGGAGACAGCGGACGCCGTTATGCAACTGTTAAGAAAACAGTTGCGTATGTGGTAGTTGATGAAGACGAGTTTGGACTTCCTGTTGTTGAGAAGTGGAATATCAAACAGCGTAAAGATTACTTCGTATAACAGACAAGCACATTAACCTTGTGCTAGTAGTAAGTTGTTCCTTCTATGATAGAACTTAGGGTAGTTCCTGAGAATTGGAACACGATGACAGTAGTCCGTACACTTGGGTACGATAGTTTGAAACGGTGGAGAACTGAAGATCTCGGTTCTGAGAAGCTGTTAAGACACCAATACTATTTAAAGAGTTAGTGTTCTAATGGTAAGATGCAGGTCTCCAACACCTTGCGATTGGGGTTCGAATCCTTACTAGCTCGCCAAATAACCAGAAGGAATCAGACAGTGGCAGATACTAATTATAGTATGATATGCAATGCACTACGAACACCAGACGGCACAATACTACAGAGCCGGCATAGACATGATTTTAAAACTTATAAAGATGCTAATGGCAAAGAGTATATGATTGATGGTGGACTAGACTATGTTCGTGCTAGTGCTAATGGTGACGAAGAAATGATCGTAGTCACACTTGCAGAACCGCATGAACAAGTTAGAGAAGCATGTGATTGGGGAACATACGGTATTAACGGAGACCAACCACTGTCATATATTACATTGAGTAATATGACTACTGATCACATTGAAGCAGTCCTAAAAAATGTGTCGTCAATCAATCCAGCAATTAAAATTGCAATGCAAAACGAGTTGGAGCATCGCAAATGAGTAAACTAGTATGACAATGCCTAATGAAAGAAGGAATGCTGTTAACTTTACTCGGCAGTTCCTAGTAGACTTAATGAATCCTAAGAAGACACCCAGGGTTCCGAGTGCTATAAGGAAAGAAGCATATCGTTGCCTAAAGCATTACCCAGGTGAATACTACATGGAAGAAGCCGCTGAACAGGCACCAAGTATATTCGGTGAGTGGGACTCAACTAAACCAGTTGATTCTAGTCCATATGAACATAACCGAGGAAGATAACAATGAGAGTAAATATTGGCCCGTATCCAGCACATCGTTGGTACCATAATTTTTTATACCGTTTAGGAATTAAAAACGAACCTAAAATATCTGTGCATATAGATGACTTTGATACTTGGAGTATGGATCATACGTTAGTGTATATCATTGAGCCAATGCTCAAGCAACTCAAACTTACCAAGCATGGTGCTCCTTATGTGTACCCTGAAGATGTCCCGGCAGAGTTGCGTCCTACTAAGAAAGAACTAACGGCATACACTAAAAATGGTGAGACTGATAGCAAGTTCTTTGAGAGGTGGGACTGGGTGATGGACGAAATGATCTTTGCCTTTGAGAGCAAACATACAGATTGGGAAGAACAGTTTCAATCAGGCGAACATGACATCCATTGGATCAAACTAACAGGA